AAGGACGCGGTGTCTCTCCTGATGGACCTGCTCTAGCAACGCCTTAGTAAAACGCCGCCTGGGCAGCGGCACTCGCCAGCGTCGGACGACGCCGGCATCCCTCAGATGGAGCCCTCATCATGGCTATTATTACTGGTACGGCGACCACCTTTTCCGGCTCGCCTGGCATGCAAGGTCTCAGAGAAGACTTGTCGGACATCATCTACTTGGTCAGCCCTTCCACCACGCCGTTTATGACCAATGCCGGGCGCGGCACTGCCGACGCGGTCTTGCACGAGTGGCAAGTCGACTCCCTGGCAGCGGCCAATACCGCAAACGCCCAGTTCCAGGGCGATGACGTTGCTACCTTCAGTGCCGCGAGCGTCACCTCTCGCCTGGGCAACCGCACCCAGATCAGCCGCAAAGAGGTGATCATCTCGGGCACGCTCGACGCGGTCAGCAAGGCGGGTCGACGCACCGAGCTGGCCTACCAGATGCAGAAACGCGGCCGAGAATTGAAGATCGACATGGAGAGCATCCTGCTTTCCAACCAGGCGAAAGTGACAGGCGCCGCGGCCACCGCGCCCAAGCTCGCTAGCGTGCTGTCGTGGATCATCACCAACGTCAGTCACGTTGGCACTAATCCAACGGGGGACGGCACCGACGCCCGGGTCGATGGGACGCCTCGGGCGATAACCGAGGCGATGTTCCAAACGGTGCTGAAGTCGATCTTCACCAACTCCTCTGAAGATGTTGACGTCATCATGCTCGGCCCCGGCAACAAGCAGGCATTCTCGGCTTTCACCGGCAACGCGACAAAGCAAGTCGACGTGATGGAGAAGAAGCTGGTTAACACGGTTGACGTGTATGTCGGCGACTTCCACACGGTGAATGTCATCGCCAACCGCTTTATGCGCACCAGAGACGCGCTGATCCTGAACTGGTCATACTGGTCGGTGGATTACTTGCGGCCGTTTACGCAAGTGCCGCTCGCCAAGACCGGCGACGCCGAAAAGCGGATGATCCTCGCCGAGTACACCTTGACGGCTAAGAATGAGAAGTCGAGCGGCGCGATCTACGATCTCACGTCACCGTAAAGTCGCAGTATACCCCCTCATGGGCGGTCTTTCGGGCCGCCCGTTTTATTTAGAGATAACGCATGAAACCTATTATCCTCGATGTCGATCCTTACTCGGGCGCGGTCGAGACCTTCGACTACGACGAAAACGACGACATGGCGATCGTCAAGCGCAGTTGTGATGTGCAGCCGGTGATCGATACCAACAAGTCGCAGCATTTGCACAGCGACGGTTGGGTCACCCGGGACAAGACTATGCGCCTGGAAGCCCGCATCCCGGTCGATGTGGCCTTGCTCTGGCTGCAGCGCTACGGCGTCGACGTGTACCGGCGGGAGCACTGGCCGGCCGTGCGCCGTCTGCTGAACGACCCTGATTGGCGCTATCTGCGCACGAGCACGCGGCGGCTGTAAATCGATGGCTCTCGATAGTTATTCTGCACTCCAGGCCAGTATCTTGTCGTGGCTGGCGCGACCGGCCGATCCGCTGGTGCAGCCGGCGGTGCCCGACATGATCCGGCTGTTCGAGGCCGAGGCTAACCGGCGACTGAAATCGGCCGGGGCGGAGAATATCGCCGCTCTCGACGCCAGCTCCGGCTGGGTGATCCTGCCGACAAACTGCATGCAGATCCGGACGGTGTCGATTGGCGGTGCGTCTCTATTGTTTGTCCCGCCGGAACAGCTTTCCAGCGGGTCCGGTATTCCCGGCTATTACACGATTGTCGGTCGCACCCTGTTTTTGGCCCCGGCGCCCAACGGCGCCACCCTGGTCGACCTGGTTTTTCAATCCGGTGTGCCGCCGTTGTCCGATGCTATCCAGACTAATTGGCTGCTTGATACCGCGCCAGACGCTTATCTGTTTGGCGCGCTGGTCGAGGCCGAAGTTTATATCGGCGAGGATCAGCGGGCGCAGGGCTGGCTGGCGCGGCGCGAGGCGGCTTTTGCCGGGCTCGAAGCGGCCGATCGCAAACTGCGCTGGGCCGGGCCGCTACAGATCCGGGTGAGCGGCATTACCACCGGGGTGGGCGGCAGCAGTAGCGGTACTACCGGCGGCGATATTACAACCCCAACGACGGGGCTGCGCACCGTCAACCCGGCCAGCGGCACCACCGTCGTGATGCTGTCGGGGGAGGCGGGGATCTATGTCATCGGTGGGCCAAGAGCGGCGCTCGGTATTCGCCTGCCGCCATATCCGGCCGCCGATGCCCTGGTCGAGATATCATTTGCCAGTCCTGTTACCGCCCTGACGGTGCAATCCGCCGAGGGGGTGGTGACGCTTCCCGAGCCGACCAATGCCTATGGCCCCGGTGCCGGGTTGCAGTTCCGCTATGTCGACGGCGCCTGGGTCTACTGGCGCTAGCAGATGGCATTGGATTTTCCCGACAACCCGACGCTTGGCCAGGTTTACGGGCAGTGGCAGTGGGACGGCACGAGCTGGACCCCGTGGATCGACCAACCTGACCCGATCTCGGTGCCGGGGCCAGCCGGCCCGCCGGGGCCGGAGGGGCCGCCGGGGCCAGCCGGCCCACCGGGGGCAACGGGTCCAGCCGGTGCGGATGCGTTGTTGCCGGCTGGCACGCCGCACGATCAGCTTGTCTATGTCAGCGGCGTCTGGAGTGCGCAGCGGCCACGCTACATTGTTTCTTGCTTGGTGCCGGGTGTTCCTGCCGCGAGCCAACTTCTGCTGCTTCAGCGGTTCTCCAAAGGTATCACGATCCCGGCGAATTTCGGGGCCTATCTCGGGCATGCATCGATGGCTCGGGGCACCATCAACGCGACGGCGAGCACGGCCATCGATGTCGGCAAAGCCAGTAACGCGGTGCCGGGAACGTGGAGTAGTGTCGGCACGATCACGATTGCCGCCGGGGCAATGGTCGCGACGTTCGCATCCAGCGGCGGTACGGCGATCACCTTTGCGCAGGGCGACAGCATCCGCCTTGTGGCGCCGGCCACGCCGGATGCGACTTTTGCCGATCTTGCCGCGACCCTGGTGGGGTACGAAACCTGATGGCGCTGATTTTCCTCGACGGCTTTGACAAGTACGGCGGGCTAAACAGCAACGGCCCCGGTGTCGCGGCGTTGCTGATGGCGGGCGAGTGGACAACCGCGGCCGGGAGCAACAACCACAATATCGTCGCCGGTCTCAGCGCCACCGGGCAAGCCTACGCCATGGCTACCACAACGACGCTCACTAAAACATTGGCGGCGAATTATGCGCGCCTCATTGGCGGGGTTCGCTTCGCCAGCACGCTCGGCAGCCAAACAACCTTCCTGCAATTCCGCGACGGCGCGACGGCGCAATGCACGATCACATTGGAAACGACCGGAATCATCAACCTGCGAACCGGCACGACGACGATCCTCGGCGGCGGGGCGACGATCAGCGCCAACACAACTCACTATCTGGAGTGGGACATTACCTTCGGCGCCTCCGCGGCGTATCAAGTGTGGCTCGACGGCGTCTCGCTGTTCAGCGGCACCGGCAACACCCGCGGCGGCACAGCAAACAACTACGCCAACGCAATCGCCGCACAATCAGGCGCCGCCGGCACATGCACCTATGACGATCTCTACCTCTTCGACAGCACCGGAAGCACGAACAACGCGGTTCTGCTGACGAGTCCGCGCATCGAGACGACGTTTCCGACATCCGACAGCGCGGTGCAGTTTGCCGTTGGCGCGGGGATATTGGGGTCGAGTGTGGCGCGGGTTACGACAGCCGGCGCCGCCGGCTCGGCCAGCGCCTTGATCCTGCGTAAATTCACTCCGGCTGTGGCTGGCACGCTGGCTTCGATCACTACCGTGTCCAATGTTACAAACGGAACGGTTAACCTGCGCCCTGCCGTCTACGCTGACAGCGCAGGTACTGCCGGCTCGTTGCTGTCGTCGGGGTCGACGGTGACCGGCGTTACTGTGGCGACTCCGGTTACGTTGCCATTGACGACGCCGCAGAGCTTGTCGGCGGGGACACAGTATTGGCTCGGTGTGATGCTCGATACGAACATCAACATGCAGTTGAGCGACGGTTTGTCTGCCGGGTATGCGCGAACCGGTCTGACGTTCGGGTCCGGTGCGCCAAACCCGGCCGGCACGATTGCAGCAGCCGGTAGCTATTTTATATGGGGCAACCTCACCGGCGTCGCGGTTAACTACGACGAGGTGAACAACCAGCCGCCGGACGGTCAATATTCCTATGTGTTCGATGCGACGGTTAATCACGAAGATCTCTATACGTTCGGCGCGCTCAGCGTGACGCCGTTGTCGGTCTATGCAGTCGTGGTCAAGGGGTACATCCAGCGCTCCGACGCGGGCGCGAAGACTGTCAGCCTGCGCACCAAATCAGGCGCATCCGACAGCGGCGGCAGCCTCACTGGGCAGACGCCGGCCGCGACCTACGGATGGCTGACTAGCGTGTTTGAGACCGATCCTGGCACTGGGGCGGCTTGGACCGGGCCAAACCTCAACGCCGCGACGAGCGGCGTCAAGGTCGATAGCTGATGACCGATATTCGCACCGGCGGTCTGGTGCGCGAGGCGCTCTACACCACCGTGGGCGAGGGCAGGATCGGCGGGTTGGTGCGCGAGGCGCTGATCTCGGGCGCCAGCACATCGACCCACCTGCGGCTCAGCGGGATGGCGCGCGAGACATTACTGCGGGAGAGCACGGCGCTGGTCGCGCCCCGGCAATACGCGGTCACGGTCAACACCGGCTAGGGACAAAGCATGACTATCGCGCCGTGGGCCGAGTGGCTGCCCGATCTATCGGATTTCAGGACCGCCGGCTCGCCGCTGATCAAGAACTGCGTGCCGATAACGGCGTCGAGTTATGGCCCGATGCCGACTGCTATTCCGCACAGTACCAACACCTTGGGCGAACGCTGCCAGGGTTCCTACACGATCAAGGCGGCGGATAATACGGTCTACCTGTTTGCCGGCGATCACGTGAAGCTCTACATGCTGCCGCCTAGCGCCACTGACTTTGTCGACGTTACCGGCGCCACCGGCCCCTACAATACGCCAAGCCCGGTCAGCGGCGGGCACTGGTCGATGACTTCTTATGGCGCACGCGTCATCGCCACCAACGGTGCTGACCCGCCGCAGACGATCCTTCTGCCGGTTGGCGCGACGCCGCAATTCGCCGATTTGTCGGCCGATGCGCCAGTCGCCAGATACGTCGCGGTGGTCAAAGACTTTCTGATGTTCGGCTGGACGATCGATCCGGTGGATGGGTCGCAGCCACAAAGGGTGTGGTGGAGCAGCATTAACTCGCCTGCTTCGTGGCCCACGCCGGGTTCGACGCCGGCCCTTCAGACCCAGAGCGACTTTCAGGATCTGCAACAGACAGATCTCGGGCAAATTACCGGCCTTGTTTCAGGTTTTGCTCCCGGCAGCGATGTCGTAATTTTCTGTGAGCGTGGCATCTGGACCGCTTCCTATACCAGCCTGCCGCTGATCTTCAATTTCAAGGTGGCGCAGGGCGCGGCCGGCAGCACGGCACCGCTCTCGATTGTGCAGAGCTTCGCTAAGGACAACACCGGGGCCATCCGGCCGGTGGTTTACTATCTGACCGAGCACGGTTTTGCGGCGTTTGACGGCAACACCAGCTTCCCGATCGGCGCCCAGAAATTCGACCGTGAGTTTTATAATCAGGTCGACGATGCCCACATCGCCAATGTTCAAGGTATCCGCGACCCGCGCACCCGCATCGTGATGTGGGGGTTCCCGACCCCCGGTTCCGAGGGGATGCTTACCAAGTTATTGGTCTACAACTGGGAGCTTGGTCGCGCCACAATCTCGGAATTGGAGCGCGTCGACCACTACATCGAGTGGTTGACCACCGGGGCTTACGGCGTTGTTCACGACCTCGATCACATCGACAGTTTTGGCGACCTCGACACCATCACGCCGTCGTTTGACGACCCGTTCTGGTCTGGCAACGCGGCGGCACGGGTCAGCTTTTTTCTGCCTGATCACCGGCTGAACATTGCCGGTGGTCCGCCGATGGCACCGACCCTGGATACCGGCGAGATCCAGCCAGTGGAGGGCAGGCGGGCCTGGGTGCAGAACACCCGGCCGTTACACGATGGCGGCGCGGCGACGATTGCGATCGGGCACCGCGAGCGTCAGACCGACCCCGTCACCTGGGAACCGGCAGTAGCGATCAACCAGATCGGCGAATGCCCGCAGCGGTGCACCGGGCGGTATCTCAGATTTCGTTTTCAGATGCCGGCGGGGCAGAACTTTACCACCCTCGACGGGATCGATGTGCAGTTGCGGCCAGAGGCGACCCGCAGATGAGGATGCCATCCTAGATGGCCGCCCATAGCCAAGGCACCCGCGCCATCCCGCCGGTGGCGCCGGACCAGCCGCTCTCAGGCTGGCCGCAGTGGCTCAGGGACATGGCGCAGTCGATCAATCTTGTCTCCGCCTGGGCCGGCACCAGCACACGCGACCAGTTCGCCACATTGCCGGTCGACGCCGGCAACGACGCGGCTGCCGCGACCGCCGGGGTGCCGGTCGGCGGTATTTACCGCAGTGGATCGGTCCTGATGGTGCGGGTGGTGTGACGGCGACCGTGCGTCTGCCGCCACTTGAGGAGATCGTCGATCACTGGCCGCAGGTCGAGGCGCACCTGCGGCGCGCGACTGATCGCAACGGTTGCTACGAGCCGTTCGACCTGCTGCGCCTGGCCTTCGCCGGACAAGTCGGGATCTGGTTGTGCGAGGGGCGCGCCGGTATCGACGCGGTCTGTGTCACCTGGGTCAAGGATTACCCCCGGCGGCGGGTGCTGGAGATCGTCGCCGCCGGTGGCGGCAACATGGAAAATTGGATTGAGACGCTGAAGACAACACTCGACCAGCACGCCCGAGACTGCAAGTGCAGTCATATCGCCAGCACCGCCCGCCGGGGTTGGCTCAGGGCTTGGGGAGCCGTTCCGACCGGGGACATCCAGATGGTGCGTGATCTAAAGGACGAGCTGCGATGAAGGGCTCCCAGCCTGCCGGCAACACGACGACGACGACGATCAACCCGACGCAACAGGCGCAACTGCCTTTTCTGCAGGATCTTTGGGGCCAGACTCAGGGGCTCGGGCAGACCAACCCGATGCAATACTACCCCAACGCGACACTGTCGCAGTGGGGTACGCCGGAAAAGACCACCGGCTATCAGAATATGTACAACAATGCCTACAACACCAACGCCAACCTGCCGATTGTTAACGCTGCCTATAACACTGCCGTTACCGGCGGATACGGTGCGGGCATCAATCCGGCCAACCCTTATTACCAGGACTATGCCAGCGGCGGCGGGCCGTCGCAGCAGATGCAACAAGGCCTTTACGGCCAGGGCTTGTCGCAAGGTGGGCAATATGCTCAACAGGTCGGGCAGTATAGTGCGCCCATACAGCAAATGGCCTATCAATTGGGCGCCAACAACAACCTCGGGCTGTCGCAACTGGGCAATACCGCCAGCGGTATGTACCTAAATTCGAACCCGTACATGGCGCAGATGGTTCAGTCGGCGATGGACCCGGTCACCCGGAACTACCAGACCGCAATTGCGCCGTCGACCGATGCGATGTTCTCCGGCGGCGGCCGGTACGGCTCTGGCGCGATGGCGGGCGCGGTATCGACTGGACAGCAAAACCTGGCGCGGGGCCTCAGTGATCTCAGCGGCAATTTGTACGGCCAGCAATATGCCCGAGAACGGCAAGCGCAGGATGCTGCGGCACAGAATTACGGCCAACTGTATAACGCCGGTCTTGCGCAAGGTATGCAGGGCCTGGGGAATGCCGCCAACATCCAGGGCGCCGCCGGCAACCAGTATTGGGCGGGGCAGCGAGCCGCCCAGGACGCCGCCAACCAATACGCCCAAGGCGGCCAGTTCGGCGCCGGGGGGCTCAACTCGATGTTCAACACCGGCAATCTGGCGGCGATGGAGGCCTTGCGGATGTACCCGCAACTGGCCGGGGCGCAGAATATCGGGGCGCAGCAACAGGTGGCGGCCGGTACCGGCCTCGCCGCGGTCGATCAGGCCAGGATCGCCGACGAAATGGCCCGGTTCTACGGCCAGCAGAAGGCGCCGTGGGATACCTTAACCAATATGTCCGGTCTGTTTGGTCAACCAACCGGTGGTTCGAGCAGTGTTAGCCAGCCGTATTTCCAGAACCAGGGCGCCAATCTCCTGTCCGGTCTGACCGGCGCCGCCAGTCTTGGCAACCAGTTTGGTCTTTTTGGTAGCGGCGGTTTGGGCGGATTGGGTGGTAGCGGGTTGGCTGGGATCGGTGCTGGCAATCTGACTGGCCCCGCCGCGATGGCCGGTTTTGATACGCTTGGCGGTACAATCGGCATGGGCGCATTGGGGGCTGATTTTGGCGGAGGCGGTGCTGCTATGGCTAGCTTCCTGCCATTTTTACTCTGATCCGGAGAGAACTGATGGCAGACATCAGCGCCTGGTCGCCGGTAGACGAGAGCAACACTGCGGCGCCGCCAAATGGCTGGCCGGAGAACATGCAGTGTTCCGGGATCAACAACTCCGCCCGCGCCATGATGGGGGCGATCCGGCGGAACTACGACAGCGTCACCGCTCAATTCGCGGCGCTGCCAAGCCAGTTTTTGCCTCTCGCGGGAGGAACTGTCTCCGGCAACCTGGCGGTCAGCGGTATCGTCACCGGGCAGCAGCTAACTTCGACCGGGAATATCAACGCAGCCGGCGCGATCCAAGCAACGGGGCAGGTCACCGGCAATTTCCTGGTCTCGACCGGCAACGCCCAAGTCAACGGTAACGTGATTGTCAGCGGCGCCACCTTTGCCGCCAGTTCGGGCGATCAGACCGTTATCTATGACCGCAGCGGCAACCCCAATATCACGATGTATAATGCTGCCGGGACAAACTACTACGACAACGGCCAGCATCAATTCCGTGGTCGGGCCGCCGGTACGACCTTTGCCTTGTTCAATGTCAGCGGCACCTTTAACCAGACAGGTTCGTGGTCAACCATCAGCGATGATCGGCTGAAACGCAATGTTGCATCGTACGATGCTGGCCTGGCCGAGTTGCGGCAGTTGGCTCCGGTGTCGTTTGAATACACTGAGGAAGCCGGTTGGGGCGGCGAAGCCAGGCGCAATTACGGTCTGATGGCGTCGCAGGTGGCGCAGGTGCTGCCGGAGATGGTTGGCGAGATCGAACTGATAAGCGGCACGGCACAAACCCTCACACCAATCCATCTGGTGTTTGTTCTCCTTAACACTTGCAAGGAGCTGGCAGCCAGGGTCGAGGCTTTGGAAGCAAAAGCGTAGCTCGATGAACATGCACGGCACGTTCGGCGGCCCGAGTATCAAGCCGCCAAAGCCGAAGCCGCCGCGGCCCACCAAGGGCGGTAAGGCCAAACCCACTCGGAAAGGAAAGTGATATGTCCGATTATGGCATGTTACGAGAACAGGTCCGCGTCGCTGCCGGCCGCATCTCGCCGCAATACGTCGACACCCCGGCGATTTATACGCTCTCGCCGCCGGCTGTCGTTGGCAGTGTCCTTAACTGCACGATGGGGAATTGGTTTGGTGTGCCGACATCGTATGCCTATCAATGGAAGCGCGGGGTGACCAATGTCGGCACCAACGTCAACACTTACACGGTGGTGGCTGGCGATGCCGCCAATAGCATCACCTGTGTGGTCAGTGCCACCAACGCAAACGGCACCACTGCCGCCCCGGCTAGTAACGCGATAGCGATACCGTGATCCCAGAGGAGAGAAAGCCATGTCAGATTTTGGCGCAGTCTACGATTACGCCCTGCAACTCGAAGCGGCAGTGCCGCCAGGCACGATGGCGGAATTGGAAGCGATCCGGCCCGCTTGCCTCGGGCTGACCAAGCGACAAAAGGAAGAGCAGGAGAAGCTCGCGGAAAAGCTCGCCGCCATGTCGCCGGAAGACCGGATCAAGGCCGAGGCCGAGATCGCAAAGAAGAAAGAAGAGAGCCGCGCCAAGGCGGAGGAAGCGGCGGCAAAGCGAGCGGCACAGGCCCAGCAACAAGCAGCCCCAGCTTCGCCCGCTGCTCACCCGGCAGCGCCGCACACCGAGCCGGCTCCCAAGAAGTAAGGGACACTACCTATGGGCATTCTCGACGGCCTGCTCGGCGGCGGCGGCTCCAGCCTAGACATCTACGGCGATCTGTTTACGCCGCAGCAAAAGGAGGCGCTGCGCAGTCAGCAGCTCACCAACACCTTGGCGAAGCTGAGCCAGGGCTTTGCCCAGGCCGCCATGCCGTCCCGCATGCCGATCCCGTTCGGCGCCGCCCTGGGCCAGGCGGCGGGGGCGGCTGCCGGCGGGCAGGACGAAGCTTCCGAGCGCATGATTAAAGCCATGCAGGTGGCGGAGCAGGTGCGGCAATCCCGGCAGGAGCGGGAGATATTGCAAAAGTATGGGTTGCCGATGGCGCAGCGCATCGCGGCGGGTCTTGGCGTCCCGGTTCAAACCGTACTGCAACACATGCCTGATGCTGCTCCGGGGGCCGCCGGAGCACCTGCTGCCGCACCACCCGGCTCGAATGCACCGCCGCCGCCCGCCGCACCGTCAGAAATGCCAGGCGGGTTCACGCCGGGCTCCTTTGGCGTCCCGTCGCAAAATCTCTCGCGGTATGGCTTGCCGGCGCGGCCGATGCCGGAGGCGGCGCCTGCTTTACCACCCGGCCCGCAGAATACCGGCCTCCTGCTGCCGCCCGACGACACCCAGACGGCAAGTCTCGATACCGGTCTTCTCAATCCTGCCAGCTATGGGGGGCAAGCACCGCGCGCGCCCCCTTTCCGCCTCGCCGCCACAACCCTTGGAGCGGGTGGGGCGGCAGCGGCTGGGGATGACGTTCTCGACCGGGTCGTGGCGCCGCTGGAAAGCGGCAACCGCAACATCATGCAACAGGTCAACAACACGTCGACCGCCAATGGATATTACCAGATCACCAACAGCACCTGGCGCGACGTAGCACCCAAGGCGGGGGTCGATGTCGACAAATACCCGACCGCCATGTCGGCGCCCCGGGACATACAGAAACAGGTGGCGCAGGAACTCTACCAGCAGCGCGGCATCCAGCCGTGGGCTGACTTCAACCCGGCAGTGGCGCGAGCGGTCGGTTATGCTGGTGCGTCGCAGCGCGGCGAAAAGCCGGCCGATATCGTGCTGCCGTCAGATGGCGGGGGCAGCGATGCCCTGACTGGATTGCTCAAGCTGGTGTCTGCCCCTGGCAGCGGCGGGCTCGATATGCCGTTCCCGACGATACAAGATCCCAACAAGCCGGCCAGCGCCTGGCAGCAGGGCTTTACCTACGATGCCCCCAAGGTGCCGTTCGGCCAGGACCCCGGCGACATTCTGCCAGGTGGCGGGGTGCCGAGCCCGAGCGACAACCGTGACGTCGTGCTGCCGCCGAAGTCGGGGCCACGTGGTCTGCCGGCCAGCGCATTGCAGCGTGTCGCTGATACCGGCGGCGGCGGGCCTTTGGCGACCCCACCCGGAGCCGGAGCTGCACTGGCAACCCCATCCGGCACGATCCCCGGCACGAATGTCACCGCTCAGCAACTGGCGGCGTTGAACGCCATCCTGAAAATGGGCGGGATGAAAAGCGACGTATTCGGCTCGCTGTTGGAGGGTTATTACAAATCGCCGGAGTATATAACGCAATCCGCCGCCGCGGCTGAACTTGGAAAATTGCCTTTTGAGGGGCCGAAAGCCGCAGCAGTCGCCAAGGCTCAGCAAAAATATATTCAAGAAAATCAAGCGCATCAAAGTGATCTTGATATAGCCAAGGAGTTGCTGACCAAAGGCGGCTTGGTGCAGATGTCGGACGGCAGCTACAAGCAAATCAAAACCATCACCGATGCACTCGCTGCGGTTGATATCGCAAAACAAGCAGACGCAGCCAGCCGCGAGATTGTCACAGTTACTGTGACGCCGCCCGGGGCAAATAGACCGCAAGAAATGCAGATGACCAAGGCTCAGGCGAAAGACGTTGTGGAAGGCCGCGGCGTGCCTGCTCTTGGCATTCCGGCAATGAGCGGCGCCAAAGTGGGCAAGCCGGTCTTTTTGCCAGGCGAAGCTGCTCTTGGTCCTGTCGAGGCAAAAGATATTTTTGAAAAGTACCAAGCCGCAACCGATGCGGCAATGACCATCGAAACCAATAAGGAGGCGAGGGCACTTCTCGACGCGGGAGTGTTCACCGGCACCGGAGCGGATCGTGTCACGGCATTAGCCAAGATAGGCAACGCCCTCAAATTAAATGGCAAAACTACCCAGGAGACTGTCGCAAATACTGAGGCCTATCTTGCGACCACGGCGGGCAATGTCGGGAGAATGATCAAGCAATTCGGTTCAGGCACCGGTTTGTCGGACGCCGATCGCGAATATGCCGCGCAAATGGCGGCCGGCAAGACGACGTTGGACGAAATTTCGATCCGACGCATTCTGGACATCAATGATCGCGCTTCGATGAATATCATCAATCGGCATAACCAGCGGGTATCAAAGATTGCTCCCGGCGCGACAATGACAGACCTCAACGTGCCGGTGCCGACGCCCTACGAAAGAAAGGGAGCGCCACCAGAGCAACACGGGGCTTTACGTTCCGAGGCACAGGCGGCAATCGCCAAAGGCGCGCCGCGGGAAGCGGTCATCCAACGGTTGCAAAGCCTAGGTGTCGATGTTGGGGGACTTTGATGGGCGCCTTTGACGATCTGATCCCACAAGGAACGCCTTCTCGCCAAGGCGCCTTTGACGATCTGGTCCCTAGTGGCGGCTTTAACCAGCGCGCCGGCAGCTTTGCGTCGGGCGCTAATGCCGAATTGGCCAAGATAGCTGGTGGGGTGTTTGATCTCTCGGCTTGGCTGGGGAACAAGGCGGTCGGCGGCATCAATACCCTGGCCGGCAGAGAGGTCATCGCGCCGGTTACCAAGCCTTGGCTGGGGTCGGAGAATATCCAAAAGGGCATTACCAGCGTTGTCGGGGAGACCGTACCCAGGGACGAAATCGACCGTCTCTTATACGGCGCTGGGGCGGGTACGGCGGGAGCCGTTACCGGCATGGGGGTCGGTGGCGCCTTGAGCGCAGCCGGCCGGGCGCCAAACTTGGCACGAACCCTGATGGGTGGTGAGCCTTCCTTGCCTACCGCAACTCTCAATTCAGCAATTGGGGCCGGGTGGTGTCGGCTCGACGGCTGGAGGAGACATCGCCCAATGGGCCGGCGGCGGGCCTACGGCGCAGTTTCTCGCCAGCACGGCAGGCGGCCTTCTGGGCGGTGGTGTGACCGCCGTGGCGCCGACCATCCCCGGCAATGTCTATAGGGCCGGTCAGGCCGCCGTTCGCCCCTTTACTGAGGAAGGGCGGCGCAACATCACTGGCCGGTTGCTCAACGAGAGCAGCACCTACGGCATGCCAGAACTGCCGCCATCGCCTTTGGGGATCACCCCCACCTTGGGGCAGGCCAGCAACGACCCAGGTTGGCTGGCATTAGAACGCAGCGTGCAGCAATTAACCCCCGCCATTAGTGGCCGGTTTGCTGAACAGGCTGGGCAAAACAACCAGACCATCCTGGGAGCATTTGATCGATTGGGGCAGCCGGGCGTTCGCACGCCTCAACAAATCTCGGAGCAGGCCGCGACGGGGCTGGAGGCCAACCGGGCAGCGGCGCGGGAAGCCGAAGGAGAGGCCTGGCGAGCGATTGATCCAACCCGCTCAGTGCAGATCCCGATGCAGCCGATCCGCGACCGAATGAATGCCTACGTCGAGGACCTGACGATGGCGCGTCGCCCCCTGGTGCCCGACGACATCCTGGCGATGGTCAATCGTGGCGGCAATGCCTTGCCGATACGCGAATTGCAGGATCTGCGCTCCACCCTGACCAGCAGAGAGCGGATGGCGCGTAAGGCTGGCGACTTTAATCAGGCCAATGTCTATCGGGAATTGGATGAGAGATTGTTTCAGCGTTTGCCGGAAGGCCAAACCCCGATGCCGGCGACCGGCGACCAAGCTGCCACATTGCGCTATCAGGCAGCTCTGGACGCCACCAGAAAATATCAGGAGACCTTTGGTCAGAAGCCTATTCGTGACATTTTCAAACTCGAGGGGACGCCCGACAGCGCCACGCTCGACAAGATGCTAGGCCCAGGACAGGGGCAGACGGAGCGGGTCCGGCAATATGTCGGAGCGACGATGGAGAACCCGGAATTATTGCAGCACGGCCGGGATTACTTCACCGCGCGTTTGGCGGAAGCCACCGCCAGCGCGCGCCAGGACGCCAGCGGCGATGCCTTTGTCATGGGGGACAAGTTGTCAAAGTTTGTCGATGCCCATCGCGCCTTGATCGACAGTCCGATATTCACGGCCGATCAGCGCCGGGTCATCAATGAACTAGTCGATGCAACGACAATGGTTGAGCGCACCGCCAGAGCAGGATCGCAAGGCGGCTCCGACACCGCAGCCAAGCTGGCTGGGAAGAACTATCTTTCAAGTTTAGTAGGCAGTTGGTTTCAACCAGTACGGGCAGCAGAGGTGCTGGGAGCTGGTGCCGGCGCTATATACCCTGGCGGCTATGGTGGAGCCGCCGCCGGTGCTGTGGCCGGTAACCGGATCGCCACGCCGCTGGTCGAGAGAGCCTATTCCGGGGCGCGCGACAAAGTTAACGAACTTTTGTCGCAAGCTATGCAGAACCCCGCCTTCGCCAAGGAACTCATGCAAAGCGCCAGAGATAAAAACATTCAATTCGCCAGTCCGCGTATGCGAAATTTTCTGGCAACCATGCCGGCTACGGCATGGACGACGATGGAGATACCTCAATAGTTTCTCAAGCCGCCGGTCAGAACAAAGATGAGAATTATAATGGCCAACCAATCCATTAGCATTACTCCTTCTTAAATATATCGGAGCGGCCCTCAAATAGCGCCGCCGTCAAATATGCTGGCCCAGCCGCACCAGCAATCCACCGACAACTCCGCCGGCGGCCAATAAGGCAGCCGCTGCGCCGATCCCGGTAAACCATAACCGCCACGGCTCATAGACTCTGATCTGGCGTAACTGTTCGCTGCGCATTTCGATATCCAGCAACAGTAAATCCCATTTGGCGCGCTGCTGCTGCTCAGCGCTCGGGTGAGCAATGTCGCTCATGCGATCTCCTCAATCAGGCCGAGGCGTTGCTCGATCCGGTCAAGCCGGGTCTCGATGCGGTCGAGGCGCGACGAGACGCCGCCATAAGCAGCCGACAGTGTCGCGAAGGCGGCCTCCAGAACCACGAGCCGTGCCTTGATGTCGCGGATGTCCTCGCGCATCGCATCCTGGCTGGCGCGGATGGCACGCAGGTGCTCCAACACGAGATTGGGTGAGTCGTCGCTCACTGAGTGATATAATCCCTCTGTCTAAAGCACCTGCGTCACCAAGAAGCCCGGCGGAATTGCAGCCCCCGCCGGGCTTTTTCGGTATCGTCGCTCATTGCGTCGGCCAGATCAGAAGCGCCAAAGCAAGACCGACGCAGAGCCCAACCAGCAGAATCAGGCTCGCCGGCCACTGTGGCAGAGCGCTCGCCAACCACGCATCAACGCGTTGGAAGCGATCGATGATGCTCATGGCTCTATCTTTTGCAGCCGCGCTACGACTTCATGGATACCGATCGTGTCGTTCCAGAAGTCGACGATGGTTTGGTGGTTTAGCTCGATCCAGCGAGAGACCAGCGCTACATCTGCGGCCGGTAAGCTCCCCGCCACGATTTCGTGCGGCTGCGGCCGGATCCCGATCGAGGGAGAGCTGACCCATGAACCACGCCCACCGTGCAGCAGGCTGACTTTGACTCGAACATCGTGTGGATAACCCTCGTTCTCGGTGATCCATACCGACATTGGCAACCCGGTATCGCGAGGGCGGAGTTTCACAGCAGCCCAGTCCGCGGCGATAGTCGCTTGCGCTTCAGTCATCCGCGCGCCCCCACTCTGGTTATTCCCGCAAGGATAGGCGCCGCGATACCGGCCCACGGCACCGAGGCTGCTTGCATGCCGAGAATAAAGCTACATAGCCCGATCGACACGGCGCAGCCGCGTTGGATGGCTTTTCGTTCCATCTCTATTGGCCGGTGATTGCGACTGTTAAAGTCCGATAAGCCATCGTCGAACCCATGCGTTCGGTTGTGGTCAGGCGTCGGGCGGGGAGCGCACCCTCGTTCGGCGCCGCTTTAGTCTATGGGGGCAACCGCGGCTCCTGTCTAGTCGAATAGATGGTTAACCCTGGCGGCTCGGCATCCCGCCCGCGTCTGGAGATCGTGATATGACCGCTGGCATCTGGTTCTGGATACTCTACGTCATCTCGCTGGTGTTCGGTGGCGGCTGGTACTGGCGCAACCAGGCGACGCTCGTGGCATTCGGGCCGTTCAGCTTACTGTTCTTCCTCCTGATCGGCTTATTGGGGTGGGGTATCTTTGGTGCGCCTATTCGTTGAACCAGTGCGATGACCCCGCCGCGCATGGTGCTTGAAGACCGTATCCGCCTGCTAGCCTACCGGCTGTGGGAGGCCGCGGGGCGGCCGGAAGGACGGGACCGTGAATTCTGGCTGGCGGCCGAGCAACAGACCCGGCGGGAGGAGGACACTCGCCCCGACCCGCTGCCCAGCCGCGGCGGCTGGTAGGGTGATGCCGCAGAGGAGCGGACCTCGATAACCTACGACCGTAACAAACTTAATGTAAGGTTGTTACTTACGACCCATCCAAACAGGAGTTAACATGGCAATCGCAATACGTTTTTCTGGTATGATGAGCATCGGCGGCGGCGAGCCGGTCGAGGTGAAGTTCACCGGCGTCGCCGATACCCCGAAAATCTGGGGTGGCGCGCCGCCTTATGTCGATATTGGGTTGCCGCCGCCGCTGGGTATCTGGGGCGGGGCGCCACCTTATGTGGATATCGGCGGGCCCGGGCCGCAGCCCCACCCTGAGCACCCGATCGTCATTATCCCGCCTGGTGCCATCGACGGCGAGCACCCCGAGGCTCCGATTTTCCTACCGGTGTACCCGTCACACCCGATCGAGTTGCCGCCGGAGCAGCCGGCCGATCCGGGGTTCCAGTGGGTTTACACCGATCAGTACGGCTGGGTGATGGACCCGGTTGGTGGCGGCAAGCCGCGCCCGCTGCCACCTGGCGCGCAGCCCAAAACGTAAGCACCTTGATGTCGCCGGCCGTTGCAGCGATCGGCCTACTGATCGTGCTGCACCGGCCGGACGGCGTCGAGATTGCGGTTAGCCCCCAGCACATTGTCGCCCTACAGGTCACGTTGGGGTCGGCTGGCCGGGGCGCAAACAAACTGTTCACCGCCAAAGCCGGCTGCATCCTCGACCTCGTCGGGACGCGGCTCGCCGTCGCCGAATCCTGCGATGCCGTACTAAAGCTGATCGGGGCCGCGAACCGCTAACCGAATCGCGGGGTTGTCAGTAAGGGTCAGCGTTAGTGATCCGACTACCCGGGACGATACCATGCCGCTTGCACAGTACGGCTTTCAGCATACAACTTTCATCCCAACCGGGCGAATGGACGCCCTCTATCCCATAGCGGTCCTCTGCGGTCTTGCCACAGGCGGCGCAGACCCAGATCCCGTCAGCCGGTGCCATACGTTTTTCTCTTTGTTCTGGCGTCAT